AAGCCCCCAACAAAATCCAACAGAGAGAAATGATGGGAGTGCCGATTTAGTTATTTTTTCTTTTCTTTATTGTATAAATATTATATCAAAATTTTTTTAAAAAATCAAATTTACGTTCTGTTTTGTTTAAGAAGGAACGCTTTATGCGTTTCTTCTTAAAACACGGTTTATTACCGTCTGTTTCTTACCTCTATACACTTTAAATTCTTTTACCGTCCCCCTAATAACACACTCTTCACCCTCTTCGAAATTCTGTTTGAGAGACTGAGTGAACCAAGTCAAGAGATTGCCGTTTTCGGTTTCAAACTGGTGAAGGAAGGAAGTGCCGTAGTTGGAATGAATTTCCTTTACAGAGAGAACTTTGACGGTTCTTTCAATCCTTTCACCAATTTCTCCTTCGAAGGAAGTTGTGTCATCCTGCTCGAAACGGAGAGAATCAAGGTATTCGGCAATTTCTTTATCAGAGACGAAGCGCTCTTCACCGGTAGCGGGAGAGATATAGGTGATTTTGTCCCATTCAATTTTGAAAGCAGTGATGCCTTCCGGCAGGTTCTGCGGCTCTTCCTCAGAAACCAAAGTCCAAAGGAAGGTTTTGCTGAAACGGAAGCCCATAGCTTTCAGTTCGTCCTTGACGGGATAAGTATTTCCTTTCAGTCCCCAGATATAGCCGAAAGATGCGAAACCGAACTTTTCCTTTTCTGTCTTTTTCATCATATAGAACACCTCTACTTTCTTCTTTTGGATTGGAGTTTGTTTTCTTTTCTTTATCTTATATATATATTATACTAAAAATTTTTTAAAAAATCAAATTGAAATATTTTTTAGTTGAAATACTTAGGTGCCGAATTATGTTGATTTTTCCGATTTTATATGGTATAATATAAATATGAGATAAATGGTTGTTGTTTTCTTTTTCTTTTCTTTCTTTATTGTAAATATATTATAACAAAATTTTTTTAAAAAAGCAAATATAAAAAATTTTGTAAGTAAAAGTTGGACAAAGTCTAACAAGGCATAATCCTTCTTTTTTATATATCGTATAAGGAGGCGAGGTATGAAAAGTATTACTTTTAGGTTAGAAGATGAATTATACGATAAAATTATAAAAACTGCTAAACAAGAAGAAAGAAATATAAGTAATCTTATGAGATTAGCAGTAAAAGAATACCTTCAAAAGAAGGATTGTGAGGAGGATGAAAGTTAAATGTTTATAGACAAGACACACAGAAGGAAATTTTCATTAGATATGGATTTTATGGCTCATTAGACAGATGATTTATTGTTAGGATGGATGTTAGCAATAGCATCAGCTAAAACAGAAAATAATAAAACTTTCGCTTATTTGACAATAAATAATTTTAATAAAGAGAAAAAATAGATTATGGATATTTTAGGTGTTTCAACAAAAACACTAAAACGGCATTTAGATGATTTAAAAGCACGAGGATTAGTTGCCGAAGAAGAGAGACAAGTAAATGAAATGAAAAGTGAAATGGTATATGTTTTTCCTGTTAAGAGTAAGAAATTTAATTTTATAAATAGAGAATTATTATATTATTTAATAACTACAAGGAATAGATGCTCGGTAAAAATATATTTATTTTTGTTAAATTGGTATGTTGGTAAAAAACAGGAAGATAGTTATTATATTTTTACTAATAAAGATATTATAAGAGCATTAGGATATAGTGAAAGTAGTAAAACGGCAAGTAGTATGATAACAAATATTATTGACGATTTAAATAAACGAGGAATTATTTATACGGCAGATTATTTTGAATTATTTACTACACCGGAAGGAAAAGAAATACCGTTGCCGAAATAGAAATTGTTATTTGTAGCATAGACAATAGATGATATGGAAGAAGTATATATACAGCAAGCGAGAAATATAATTTATAGTCAAGTCGTGTGAGTTGGGACAAAAAAGCAACCTACGATAGGACAAAAAAGCAACCTACGAACGGACATTTTAGCAACGAGCCGACGGACAAAAAAGCAACCATATCTAAGTAGTATTACTAAGTAGTTTTCTAAATAGTTTTCTAAGTAGCCACTCAAAAAAATTTGAGTGGCTTTTTTGCGTGGAGGAAAAGGAGTTATGAAAAAATGGATTGAATATGAAATAGTGGATGAAATCCCCGATACGCCGGGGTTGTATGGTCTGAAATATGAAGATAATTTTGTTTATATAGGATAGAGTAATAAAATGAAGACAAGAGTAAAAAGGCATTTAAGAGGAACAAAGGATTTGAAAAGTTATTTAACAGATTTTAAAAAAGGAGAACGGACAGAAGAAGGAGGAGTTATTGCTATTAAAAAAATGTTTTTTATAGATTAGCATAAAGATGATTTGAAGTTTAATATTATGGAAGTTCCGGAAGAAGATTTAAATGCTTATGAATGTTTTTTTATTTAGCATTATAAACCTATTTTTAATTACGCAGGAGTAATGAGAAATTATTTGGGTATGGAGGGCAGAGGAGATATACCTGAAAGTGAAATAGAATTTTTATTGATTGAAGAAAATTTTGAAAAATGGAAGGAATGGAAGAAAAGATAGAAAAATTTATAAAAACGGACAAAAAAGCAACTTACGTTAGGACATTTTAGCAACCAGCGAAAGGACAAAATTGCTGGGAGCGTAGTTAAAAGGAGAATGAAAATGTTTATTGAATTAAATGAAAATAACAAAGAATATGTTGAAGGTTTGTTAGCAAGAATAAATAAAAAATATCCGGGGTGTAAATGGACCGCCGATGAAATAGTAAATGGTATTTTGGAAAAGGGGTTAAAAAGTAGGGGGAGGAGGATTAAAAAATCGGGGTAAGGAACAAAAAGAAAAACCGATTTGAAAATCACGAGCGGAAACAGACAAAAAATGAAATGAAAAACTCATTTGAAAACGAAACGAAATGAAAAGAAAAAAGGACGATTAAAAATCGTCCTTTTAAAAGAGAGGGAAAATCTGCGGACAAAGTCCGCAGAACGAGCTAGCATTTTTTGTCCGTTTTTCGTGATAGCATTTTTTTGTCCGTTTTTTATATAGAATTGTATATTATAAGAGATGATAAGAAATGATGAGAAAATATAAAAATTATTGAAAATTGTTTGTTGAAAAATGCTGAAATTGTGAAAAATTATAAGGAATTACGAAAAATTGCTGAAAATTGCGAATTGGGTCTGGCCCCGTCCGGTGACACCACCACCCCACACCATCCTACCATTTGTCATCGGCAATCAACAAATATTCACATATCAAGGTTCAAAAAATTTTAAAATTCTAAGAAAAATCGGGATTTATCCCGATTTTTCTCAAATAAGTCCATTTTCTTTCAAAAAATTTCCAATTGCGTCATTATCACGATTTTTAACCAATTTTTCAAAAGTATCACTCTTCATAAATGCCATAGTCTCGTCATAAGCTTTATCAAAGATATCAACAAGCTCTTTGGCAAGCTCTCCTATCTTAGTGTCAGGGATTTCTTCCTTTAAGAGTTCAGGATAATATTCCTGAAGGAAGTCAATCATTCCTTCAACGAGGAATCCGAAATCTTTGATTTTAGTTTCTTTATTTGCTTTCTTCTTTGCTGCTTCGGCTTCCTTCTTCTTTTTCTCCTGGAGTTTCAAAGCATCGTTAATAGCATTTGCGGCAGCGGCCGCGATATCATTTACATTAGTTCCATTTTCAAGCTGCTTCAAAATCTCATTAGTATCAAAAGTCATTTTCTTTTTTTCCTTTCTTTTTTTTTTCTAATTATATTATATCAAAATTTTTTTGAAAAATCAACTTATTATTACTTTTTATCTCTATGATAATAATTCCATTCACTATTAGTATATATTTGAGCTAAATTACCTCCGGCTGAGGCATCTAATAAAGCATTACTTATTGCTTGTATATCTGGTATAAGTCTTTTATTGACGAAATCTTCTACGTCTTGAGCGTAGCATCCATGATACTTATTTCCGGTCGGAAAACAACTTCGCCATAATTGGTCATAATTATCTTTTGTCAAATATATTTTATACTCTTCTTTTCGGTCCTCCGTGTCTTTCTCAGATATACCGTAGGCAAGTCTCATTGCCTCTCTAACTAACTCAGACTTAGTCATCCCTACTTCGGAACACTTCTATGAAATTTTCTCGGCAATTTCATCAGGAATGGTTATCTGAAATCTCGCCATATATATACTCCTTTCTTATTTTCTAATTATATTATATCAAATTTTTTTAGAAAAATCAACATAATATTTCCGAAAGGAAAGAATGAAAAGTCCCGCTGCCGCCTTAGATATTTCCGGTCGGTTTAGGCTTTGCGGCAGCGGGCCATTAGTTCTTTTCTCTTTTGGAGAGTACCGAAAAATTGGCTTTCCGAGAAAATTTTTGTGATGCGAGAGCACCATAAATTGTGGTCTATTTGCCGATTTTGTTAGTCGGCACGACCAACACAAAACCGCCGCCCCGAAAAAAATTCGTTTTTTTATATTATATCATATTTTTTTATATATGTCAAGTGGCACACTTACTTTTATGGTCTATTTGCCGATTTCTTTTCTCTCTTGGAAAACTCGTCATGGGATTAAACTTTTGCTCCATAGAACGAGCAAGAGTAAGCTTTGCGACCATAAAAACTGCTGCCGCTGCCCAGATTTTTTCTTTTTATGGCAGCGGTTTTTTTGCGTTATATAATAACCGCTGCCGGCAGCGGTTATTCCGTTCGGCAATGCATCAGAACGATACGTTCTGATGCATATGGGTCCTTCCGGCCGGTTCCCGACCGGGAGGAGTGAGGTTTTGGGAAATATATGGGCGAGGTGAAAAGTCCGCTGGATTCAGCAAAAAATTGCCATATGGGGCGGAGGGACTGACGTTCGGCCCATCGCGCTCGCGCTCGGGCCGCGCGCCCTCTAACTTTTGTTAAGTATCTCTAACTTTAGTTAAAGGGCACTAATTAAAATGAAATGAAATTAACGGTCGTTAGAGACGACTAACTGCCCGGGCGGTTAGAAAAGACTAACTTCAGTTAAAAAAACTTCGGGCGGTTAAGCCGCCCGATTTTTCTGAACCTTTCTCCAACACGCTGTATAAATCTGATAATGTTCCATTTTAACCTTTCTTTTCACACAATTCATTAAGAGGGCGGCTTCTATCTGACAATCTTCCAAACCTTTGTGTTCTTCTTTGAAAGTGAGGTCATTTGTCAGATATTTATAAGCAACTTCGGCACTTGTCTGAATATTTCCTTTTTCTGAAACAAATCCATTCTTTTCAGCCCATTTACAATATTTCTTTGTATTGAGCAATGATTCACAGCAGGCGTGCCAAATGTCTAACAATTCAATCCCATAGGGGAAAAACCACTTTACAAAATCAGTATACGTTCGGCAATCGTTGTTGCTACTCCTACGATCAAACCCCATGTTATACGCAAATACGCGCTTGATGCCAAACTCGTCTAACAATTCATGGACAGCTTTCCGAATATTCAGAAGCTTTTTCAGCTGCCGTTCACCTGTCTTGATTTGTTTCCAATACTGAGGAACTTTTTCACTATAGTAGGCAGAAGTCATTAATTTTTTGTCAAGAAAGACTTCAGCACAAACAAAACTGAATGTTCTGACAACTTCCCCTGTCTGTGTATTTAACACCAAACCCCCAAAATCATAGGGAAGCGGCATTTCAAGACCATTAGCAGTTTCAGTATCAATGACCATGACATATTTATTCATTTTATTATTACCCCCTAAATGGTTTATTTCTTTGTTCCTCACAATGACTATTATAAGGGATAACCAGAAAAAAGTCAATCCCCTAAAAAAATTTTTTTTTATATTTTTAATTTAACAATAGTTAGTTTAATCTAACTCGCCCCGGGCAGTTAAAGAAATCTAACTCCGGTTAAAGAAATAAAACGGGCATTAGCCCGTTTTACTTTTTGCGGTGGGCTGTAAGGGTCAGAGTGTAGGACACGCCATCCTTTACAAAGTCCAGTGTTCTTTCTTCATTGCTGAGGACTACATCCGAGACTTTCCCATTAAGGGCGATACCTTCAAACAGGACTTTGACCTGTGTCATAATCCACCGCTTGCCCTCATTGGGTTTGCGCTCACGCTTGACAGGTGCTTTCTTTTCTTTGGACTTTTCGCCCGTAGAACAAGCCTTTTTAACTGCCTTTTTCTGTTCGGCGGATAAGTCAGCCTGTGCTTCTTTGACAGTCATTCCGTCAATTTCCTCATCCTCTTTGATAATTTCGATAGCTTCCTCACGAGATACGCCGAGGGACTTCATCAGTTTCTCAATCTGTTTTTCGTTCATCATAGGTATTACCCCCTTTCGTTATACTAATATTACCACATCCAACAGAAGAAATCAAGTCTGAAAATAATAAATTTTGAGCCGAATTGTCAGAAAACGACCCGGGCGTTCAGGCCCTCTAACTTCCGTTAAGTATCTCTAACTAAGGTTAGAAAAAAGAACAGGGGCTTTACCCCCTGTTCTTTCCTCACGCCACCGCGTAAAGATTGACCTTGGACTTCTTCCCATCGGGCAGTTCCTTGGTGACCTTCAGCTTGCCAGCCTTAACAAGCTGGGTCAGATTGCCCGTGATGGAGTTCTTGTCCTCTTCCATCAGTCCAGCAATGGCCGCCGCGGTCATCGGCTCGACCTGTTCAGACAGGAACGCGAGGATGGCTTCACGCTTTTCAGCGTTTGCCACCTGAGCCTTAGAAGGCTTAGTCGGCTTGGATGCGTTCTTCTTTTCAATCTGAGCCTTAAGGGCAATCAGAGTGCTTGCCGCATCCGCATTGTCAGCAACGGCGTTGATAGCGATTTCCAGAGCCTGTGCATAAGTCATAGCGTTCTTCATATTCGACACCTCATCTTTCTTGTGTGTGAGCCTTGATTTTTGGCTCATTTCCTTTGTTCTGTAATTATTATAACAAAATTTTTTTGATTTGTCAAGGACTTTTTTTATTTTCTTTAGGCTTTTTTGAACCCCCTTGACCTTGGTTCCGACTGCCTGTTCCCTTGCTGTGATTATATATTACCACACCCCCACCTAAAATCAACCCCCAGTTTCGGGATTTTGTACGGTTCAGCGATTTGCACAAAAATTTGCCCAAAAAATTGTGAAACATTACCACTTGACAAAATGCCCCGGCGCCAGGTCCGTCGCCGGGGCGCCAATTTTATCACATCCGCGGCAATTTGTCAAATAGAAAATAAAAAAAATAAAACGGATTTGAAATCCGTTTTATTTGTCGCCCCCTTTTATTCTCTCCAAGTGTCATAAATTTCAAGCTTCCATTCTTCATCATCAACGGGCGGAATGAGAATACACTCTCCCTGTTCCTTAACAAAATCCAGCAGTTCCTGAAGGGAATCAAAAACCTTGGTATCTTTGTAGTCCCACTCGCTAGTTTTGATGATATTCATTTTCATTTTTATTACCTCTCTTTCATTTGATAAATAAAGTATATCATTTCTTTTTTAGATTGTCAAGGGGGCAAGTTGAGGTTTTCCTTCTACGATTTACGCGATCTAGTTATTCTCTCTCAAAGAACTCCACCTCTGGGCGTTCTCCCCTTGACATTTATAAGTATAACCTATCCAACAGAAAAAGTCAATAACTATTTTAAAATTTGAGTGCCTATTCAGTGCCCGGGCGGTTAGTCTTCACTAACCAACCCTGCTCTCAGTAATCTGTTTATTTCTTGAATAATCTTTCTTGTTTCTTCTGCCCCGATAGTATCAATACAATTATTATAATCAATAAAAAGTTTTTGTCTTGCTTCTTCTATTAAAGCAGTTTTCTTTTTCGCGGCTCTCATTTTTTCTACAAGTTCACGACAGGCGGCAATTTCATCTTGTGAAAGATCCGCCAAAGTAATATTTGTATTTTCTATCATATTTTTTTTCCTTTCTCTTTTGGAATTATGAGAAAATGCCCGAAGACATTTTCTCAAAGACTATAAAGGTGAGGTCTCATTTCATTATCCCACCAAGCCGCAATATTTTCATCCCACCACTGGCGATCTTCTTTACTGGAAGAAAGCAGATAACTTGAAAACATCATAGCTCCATAACAACGGTCTCTCAGGGAAGAGACAGGCACATTATTTGTTTTGCCGTAGGATTTATAAGCCTTGATTTCACGCTCAATATATCTCTTCAGATTTTCAAAGACTTCATTTCTATCCATTATTAGTTCCCCCTTTCTTTTTCAAATAATTCGACGCCCCATTTAGCAAGTTCATAAGAGTGGTAAGGAATATTCAGCCGACTCGCGCATTCAAAAAGCCACGGGACAATTTGGTTTTCAGGTTCAAACCACTCAGATAATTTAAAATCTGAAAAGTGGAAAACACAGTCAGGATGCTTTGTAGAACCGCCCCAGATTTGAAGGATGGTATCACGAGATTCAATATCAGAGTATAATTTAAACTGTGTCATTTTATATCACCGTCCCTTTCTATTGAATAAATCCTATAAAGTTACATAATACAGAAAACCAACAAGTCCAACCGTCAAAAATAAAAGCATCATTTTTTTCTTTCCCCTCTCATTTGATATACTTATTATAACAAAAATAACTTAAAAAGTCAATAAAAAGATTTTTAAATGCCTACTCAAAATGCCCGGGCGGTTAGGGGTATCAAACCCCTAATTCCTCTTCAAAAGTTTTTATCAAGTCAGGAAAAGCAAGTTCTATTATAGAACCATCATCTTCTCTATAATGAGTAATATAATTTTCACCTGTGATTTCTGTATATTCATTAAGTATGCTTTCAAATTTTTTCAGCCATTCACATTTTTTAGAATTTTTTCTTTCTTCGAGTTCTTCATAAAGTTTTCTGATAAATTCTCTGATTTCGTTATCTGTCATATCTTTGTATTCTTTCATTTTTTTATTTTCCTTTCCTTTTGATATATTTATTATATCAAAAAATTTTTGAAAATGCAAGTATAATTTTATTTTTGAATAGATATTCAAAACGCCCGGGCGGTTAGACCAATCTAACCGCAGTTAAAAAAAGAAGAGGGTTATGCCCTCTTCTTGTAGATGATACCTGTTTTCGAGTGACCTTTCTCATCCTTATATTTACCCTTGTCCTCGCGGATAAGTTTTCCCTCTTCAGCAAGGGCAGACAGGACACGAGTCAGGAAGGAAGTCGAAGCCCCAACCTTTTCAGCGATAATGCAAGGACGGAAACCCTCAGCAGGGAAGTCCAGTGCCATCACCTCAGCGGCAAGGCGTTCCCTCTCTTCTGCCTTTTCCTTATCCTTTTTGGTGGGCTTGGACGGACGAGCCGCTTCCTTTTCCTTTATGCCTTTCAGGGCTTCCAGTTTCTCAATCAGTTCTTCCTTGCCCTCAAAGCCCTTGATGATTTCGATTGCTTCAGCGAGTGCGGATACATAAGTCATCTTTGTCATACTAATCACCTTTTACCTTTCACTGTTGGAAGTGTTTGTTGTTTTCTATGGTCTTATTATAACCGATATTCAGTTGTTTGTCAAGGGGCTTTTTCAAGATTTTTATTTGTTGGGGGGATGGAGAAAGGAACGCGCGCATCTTCTTTTCATTCTCATCCTCAGGAACTTCATCTCTGTCATCCCCTTGACAAGTATTAGTATATCAGATAGGGGCGTATCCGTCAATAGCATTTGAAAAAGTTTTTCATTTTGAGTGGGCGCTCAAAGCGCCCGGGCAAAGGTAAGGGAGACTAACCTTAGTCAGTCTCCCAATACTCATCATCTTCATCCCAGAATGCGGCAAAATCATCACATTCAAAATTATCCTCTAATGAACAAGTTCCATCTTTATTCCAGTAAGGACAATCCCAACCATTCACAGGACAGAACACTATTGCGTTTTTAGGTTTTCTCATATTTTCGCCCCCTCGCTTCTCGCCCAATTTTCTATCTGTTTCACAGTAATCATACCAGCTTTTAATCTTGCTGTCAATACTCTTGTAATAACTTTTTTCATTTCCTTTTGGACTTTTTCTACTACTGAAAAATCATATTTCTGATAGACATCAAGAAAACCAGTATCAAGAATGTGATAAATATCTTTTCCGCCCATGTTTGTTACATGAAAGATAGAAAACTCATTCTGTTTGTCAGTCTGAATTCCAACAGCAAAAGTGCAAGTCATGCAGACTGTTTCCCAAATAATTTCAAAATCGGCAGGTTCCCCGAAATAATCTTCTGTTCTGATAGTTCTGATTGCCATTTTGCTTACCTCTCTTTCATGATGTAATTATAACAAATCTAAAAGAAAAAAGCAAGAGTTATTTTATTTTTAAGCGGGTATTCAAACGTCCGGGCAGTTCAAGGCATTTAATCCCAGTTTAAAATAAAAGGGGCGTTTGCCCCTTTTATCATACCTTTTCGCAAGTGATAGCATCTTCCATCAGCACCCACTGAGAACCAATTTTTACAAATGGCAGTTCAATCAGATAACAATCATCTGTTCCAGTCTGTGCGAATGTATCAAGTAGAATCAGCGTTTCACCATCAAGAGTCGCATAGATAATATCCATGAAACTGTCTTTGATTTCTGTCCCAAAAGGAAGCTGACTATAAACCTTTGTAGCAACGTCTGTGCTTTCCTGAGATTCATAGAAGTCTGTAATGGTGGCAAAAGCTGTCCAATCAGTGCTGTCAAACTCTTCGTTATCCTCTTCCTTCAGTGTCAGATAGGAAAACGGAATCATTGTTTCTTTGTAATTGCTATTCTTAATCCAAGCAGAAGCCCGTGTCATTGAATAAGCTGTGCCATAGGCTTCAACCGCGGATGGTGTTTCATTGGCGGCAAAAGTCGGAACGGAAATAGCAAGAATCATAACAACAGCGGCAATCATCTTCATCATCTTTTTCATTTTCTTTTTTCCTTTCTTGTGAGGTGTTTTGTTTCCTTTGATGATATTAGTATACCATTTGTTATTAACTTTGTCAATAATCAATTTAGATTTTGAGTGGGCATTTAAAACGCCCGGGTTTTTGAGCAAGCCCTCAGGAACGAGGCTTACTCAAAACGATTTTATATTTTATGTTATTTAAATGAAAAATAAATTCTCTTTCGGCGTTAGTAATTTCGATTGAGGAACCGCCCAGATTTTCAACTGAAGCAACTAATGCGGAAATGATTTCAGATTTTTCAGCGTCTTTTTTCTTTTCTCTTTTGGAATTATCGAATTTATAAACAGTGGGCTTGCGGTCAGCTTGACGGGCTTTTTTACTTGCTTTCTCCTGCTCTTTGGAAAGTTCAAATAACTTTTCGCCTTTGTCTATTTTTTTGTCATCCTCAATCAACTGTTTAGCTTCTTCTTCAGATATTCCAAGGATACGCACCAATTTTTCAATCTGATTTTCAGCCAAATTTTATTTCCCCCTTTCATTTTTCTATATATATTATAATATATTTTTTTTAAAAAATCAAGTAAAAAATTTTTCAAATCAAAAGACAAGGAACGATTTGAGTGGTCGTTTAAAAAACCCGGGCGGTTAAGGGGCATTAATCTTAGTTAAGCCCCTTTAAGATTTCAAGAATATTCTCAACTCCAAATGCTTCACCAGTCCAGTTCTGACGGTTCTTTTCCTCATCGTCAAAGAGTATATCTTTTTCAGTTTTTGCGAACTTTTCTTTGGCAGTTCCGTAGGGAACAATGTTAATTTCATCAAATTTAACGGACGGAAGGTGAGTTTTCAACCAATTCTTTTTGGCTTCTGTCACTTTTTCATCATATTCGGGGGTGCTGTTTTTAGAAAGCCAGCTTATAATCCCTACCCTGTAGCCCTCATCCTGTAATCTATGGAGGATACGAGCCAAAGCTGAAAGTCGAATTAACGGTTTCGCAATCTCATAAGGAAGCGAATCCGAAACAAAAAGATATTTTAACCAATTTTCAACGCCGTAAAGGTCAGCGATTGTGCCATCCATATCGAAAAAGATTGTTCTTGTCATTTTTTTGTCCTCCTTGTTCTTTTCTTGATTATATTATATCAGCTGTTTCCAGTTCTGTCAATACCTTTTTGAGAAAAAGTTTATATTTTCTACGCGCCTTGCGTTTAATCTTCTTTTCAAGTTCGTTTTTGCTTTTTGTGTGCGGCATAATTGAACGGCAATTCAAATCCCACGCGGTCATATCCTGAACCGTTTCTTTTTTGAAATTATCCATTCTTTATCCCCCTTTCGATACTCAATATATTATCATATCCAGTAGAGAAAAGCAAGAGCCAATTTACGTTTTGAGTGTCTATTCAAAACGTCCGGGCGATTGAGCAAATGCTCAACCGCTCAGCTTGCGCAGGACACGCTTGCCCTTGTAAGGTTCTTTAGGTTCTACCAATTCGGAATATACTGCCTTGTATGTAGCCTTTGAGCCAATCTCGGCAATCATTGCCTTAGCTTCATCTAATGTGGCGACAGTCTTTACTCTAACTTTGCCGAAGAAGATGTCATAGCTAACTTTTGTCATATTTACCACCTATAACCTTTCGTTTGAGTTTTTACTTGTTCATAAGGGCTGTCAGGGGCTTACAGTAACTAACCAGAGTCTATGTCGGTAGCTAACTACTGTTTTTTGGTGCCCCTTCCGCATTCCCCTCTCTTTCTATGGTTTTATTATAGCAGATTGAGGGGATTTTGTCAACCCTTAATTTTTAAAATTGGGTCATCTTTTATATTCATCGGTGTGTGATTGTCGCTCATCTCAAGTATGTATTCTTTGCCGATTTCGTAAACCTTGTCGGTCGTATCCCATCCCCAAAGATTGCCCGTTCTGTCCTCAAAAGTATATTCCCCACTATAAGAAGCAATGCAAACGGCAGGACGACTATATCTTGATTCATTATAAGAGATAAACGCGAATGCAGAAACGGCCACGGCAGCGGTTGTTATTCCATAAACTAAACGAGTCATTTTTTTATCCTCATTCTTTCCTTTTGGATTGTATAATAATTATAACAAAAATTTTTTAAAATGTCAATAAAGAGTTTTTAAGTGTTTACTCAAAAGAACCGGGCAAAAACTTGCCATATAATAAAAAAAGAAAGCCTTTACTTTTCAGTTAAGGCTTTCTAAGAAGGCGAGCATTTTTCCGCTTTCAGCTTTAAATCTTACAAATCCGCGTTCATTCATTCCGGCGAATTTGAAACAAAATGTTCTGAATTCATCCGCGTTCATCATATAGAGTGTGGCGTTTTCTTCAATCACGCTAACCCAGATGAACAGGTCGCTATGGACGTTTTCAAAGTAGGTGTCAAGGCTTTCGCCTAAGTCATCACCGAGTTTCATATTCACAAGCGTTGCCTTGCTAGATTTTACGCTTGCGTTCATTTCCGGAATGTCGCTTCCTCTATCATAACGAGTGTTCGCATCTTTACCGCCCATATAGCCGGTCATATGCTTTGCTACGATCTCTTTGAATTCGCCACCGTTCATATAGTGTGTGCCGTCCAGTGTATAAGGAGCGCCTTTATGAGCTGAATTGAATGTATACTCAAAACCGATCTGTCCGCTGATTTTTTTCATTTTCGTTTCCCCCTTGCTTTTGTTATACTCATTATAAGCGATAGGCCGGAAAAAGTCAAGAGGGAAAATGAAATTTTTTATTTTCAGAATTGTCAGACATTTGTTTGAGCACTCATTTAAATTTTGCCACTTCACCGCATTAAAGCGTTACTACTTCATCGTAGTAAAGTATAACACTTTACCGTGCTAAAGTATCAGAATTGTCTAACAATTTCGGGAATTTTCAGACAAGTCTGAATTGTCGCGCAATTCGGACAAATTTTATCGCTTTAACGTGTTAAAGCGAAAAAGCGCCGGCCCAGGGTCGCAGCCGGCGCGCCGAAGCCATTTTGTAAAATTATTTTACATAATGGTTTTAATTTATAAATTGATTTTAATTTGTAAAATGGTTTTGTAAAATAGAAGTGGAAGATTTTTCAATCTTCCACTATGAAATGTTTTTAAAGATTTTTTTTGAATTCTCTTAAATCTTCCTCAATCTCTTTCAAGAAATTATAATGCTTGTCATTTCGTGCGATTGAATAGTTGAATAATTTGTCAATAATTTTTTCAAGTTCTTCTTTTCTTGCCTGTGATTCGTTATTGAGTAATTCATAGATTGCGTGTCTTGATTCTATTCCAGTCATTGCTTTATCCCCTCTTTTTTTAGTGTTTTGTTGTTTTCTATGATTTTATTATATCAGTTGCCCGGTCTTTTGTCAATAGGTTTTTTTATTTTCTTTTTTTCTTTGTTTGTGCCCCTCTTATTAGAAGGGCACAACGCCAAAAGTATACTTTATTGTATAGAATTTGCTGTCTTTCCATTGGTCGTCAAGATAGCTGAAATCCATTGGTTCTTCTGTGTTATAATATTTATTATAGATGTTTGCTACTTGCTGTCTTTCCTCTGTTGTTGCGTCTTGCCACAACTTATCATACTCTGTCATAACGTGCCCCTCTCTTTCTTTGTGTGTTCTACCTTCTATGATTTTATTATAGCATAGCCGGCTCGTTGTGTCAATAGAAACTTGCTAATATTTTATAAAATATTAGCAAGCCTAAGAAAATAAGAAGCTAATCCAGTTAGAGATACAAAAACGGCACACATAATTAGAATTTCAATAATTAGATTTTTAGTATTTGCCATAGCGTTTGTCCTCCTGTTCTATCTTCCATTGTATCATTTCTCTGTTGGATTGTCAAGAGTTTTTTATATTTTTTTCGTTAGTTTTGGGATTGTTTTTGAGCGTTTACTCAGCCTTTTGTTTGGTAAAATTTTAACGCTTCACCGCGCTAAAGTGCGACACCGGAGTTTGACAAGACTAACAGTAGTAAAGGAAGACTAACGGTTGTTAGTTTTCTCTAACTGTAGTTAGTTATCTCTTATTGCTGGAAAATAAATAAGACAAAGGCTTTTGCCCTTGCCTTATTTCTTAGAAGTGCCAGTTCAGAGCTGTTGTGAAATACACCTTGATGTTATACATGTCTTTTTCCGCGCATCTACCGAAATAGAGGACTGGCTCACTCTCGAACCCATACTTCCTAATTAGTGTATCCATCATTGCTTCATACTCTCTCTGCTGTCTCTCGTTATATTCTCTCATCATTGTTATTTCCTCTCTTTCTTTCTATCTCTTTGTGTTTTACACTAACTGTCCTTCATCGTTGTAGATGCGTCCTACCTCATAGTCTTCTACTGTGTATAACCAGTAGTTCTGTTCCCCTTTCAGTCGCTCTGCCAGTGCCTGAGCTTCTGCCTTATCAAGGACTACTGCTGCGATGTATTCCATGTAGTCTTCAGCATACGGTTCCCCATTGTTACCCTTCACGATGTATACCTTCATTTTTATTTCCTCTCTTTCTTTCCTTTGATGATTTTATTATATCAGATACTTGGTCAATTGTCAATACCTTTTTTATTTTTTAGTTGAAGTAATATTTTACTTCGTATTGTGCTGTTTGCATGTTGTACCACACCCACACACTCTTGATTGCTGTGTTCTGTGCTACCTTACCGTAATAGGCTTGCGCTCTCTGCTTGCTTGGGAAGACCTTTGTATAGACCTTCATTGTGTGTTCCTCTCTTTCTCTTTGTGTTCCTTTTGATGATGTTATTATATCAAAGGCTCGGCCATTTGTCAATAGGCTGTTGGAAATTTTTTTTATTTTTTTTAGGGGTTAGAAATCTCTAACTATGGTTAGTTAAGCTGAACTAACTATAATAATGGTTTGTTCAGCAAGCAATAAAAATAGTTAAGCCCCTTTAATCGTAGTTAGAGAGGCTTAACTATTTCAAGCGTTTTGGGAGTAACGATGAACTATCAGAAAACTTGCTAAATTGTCAGAAAATTGCTGAACCTCTTTAACTGCGCGAAAATCGGCCTGCTTTGGTCGTCAGCAGGCCGCCGAAATTAGGGGTGGCAATACTTTTTCTGTGAGAGCGTGAGATATTTTTTCAACATACCGCTGAGATTTTTTTCGCAGAAGAAAATAAAAGAGGCGGGGGTAGTTTCGGGAAAAAATTTTTTATTTTTTGACAATTTACTTTGCTCTGGTCCAAACTTTTTCTAAACCCATTTTTCATTTTCGGATAACGACTTTTATGAGAAAGAGAGCTTTAGCTTTTTTCCTCAAAATCTTCTTCTTCTGCTTGAGTTCTTGGACTCTCTGTTCCGAAAGTATGATTTTCAATTTTTTCAATATAAAAATTTTTATCGCTATCAATTACTACCAAAATCGTTCCAACACTTCCATTATCAAAAACGGTCATCATAATATCATTAATAATTTGTACTCCGTTCAAATCATCAACATCACTCTGAAGTTTTGGAATATCTTCAATTTCATAAGGAGGACTACTGACCGTCAATTTTTCTTTGGTATGCACTTCTTCTAGTTCCACCACATACCAATACCTCGAATTATGATAATCTAAATGACTTCTCGTATTTACAATTTCATAAGTCCCGACTTTCGCATTTCCAACAGAAACACACTATCCATGCGCGTAGGCTACTACATCATTATCTTTTATTTCATAAATCCCATAACTTCCATCGGCTAAATCAATTGCTGTTAAATAAGGCTGCGTATAAACATTATTATCCAAAAATAAACTTGCTTCAATATCAATCGGCGGCACGCCCATCATTATCACCCTGCTCAACTCTTTTTCGACCTACGTATTAATTTCTTTATCTACATTTTTAGCAACGATTGAACCAAGTAGTATCCCTACTACGGCACAACCAGCAATCATTAAATTTCCTTTCATCTTTTTTGGAAGAAGCGCTGCTTCTTCAAACTCCTTTCAAAAATTTCTTTTATGCTCCTCTCAAAAAAATTATATCAAAAATTTTTTTATTTGTCAAGTAAAAATTCCTTGACTTTGCCCAAAAAATACGGTAATATTGAGGGGAAGGATAAATCCTTCCCCTCAACAGGGACTAAAAAATTTTTTGGAGGTTCTAATGATAAAATTAGATTACACGATTGAATCTCCAGAAGAGAGAAACGAATTAGTCAAAAAAATTCTTGCCGAAGCAGAAGCTCAAGGCGGTGAAGCCGCCCTAAATCCTGCCTATTTAGAAATTTTAGCTGACTATCTCGTTCTTTGTATGGAGAAACAAGAAAAAAAGGAGAAGAAAATTCTCACTGAAAACCGAATGGCTACAGTGAATAAACGTGAAACTTCTTTTGAAGGTCTTGTTTCCACACTTGAAAATGGCGAAGATGGCATATATAATTTAATAAATGAAAGTAAAACAACAATATTTCAACCAAAAGTATCAATAACTAAAAAAGATTTAGAAGAAATTCCTTTCCTTAAACAACTTAAAGAAACCATTGCCGTGTGGGAAGAAAAATTAAAAAAAGCAGAAGGGCGAGATCGTTATATCATCAAAAAAGCTCTAATAGAAATGCGTAAAGACCAATATGTAATAAAAGAAGGATACCGCCAACCCATTCGGTTTAATAAAATTACCCGTTCAAAACACTACACCCGTTTTGATGATTCATATTCCTTTGATGATGATGGTTATGTGATTGGTGAAGGATTCTCCCTCACCAACCCAAAAGTTTGTTCTGCCATCCTCTGTAATTATTCACGATTAAAAGAACAAGCCTACGGGCAATTTGAAAGTGACCTATATTACTTAATATATTCTTTTGATGAACTTGCCGAAAAAGTCCTCGCCGAAGAGCCTCTTTACCGGCAAATCGTAATCGACAAAATAGATGGGATGCCGAATAACGATATTCAAGTAGATTTATTACAACGGTTTGGAAAGACCCACTCATCAGAATATATTTCATCTCTTTGGCGGAAAAAAATTCCTAACTTAATTGCCTCGGCCGCTGAAGATGAAATTTTAGATTGGCATTTTTTAGTAAAAGAAAAAGGACGTTATAAAAGATGTAGCCGCTGTGGGCAAATCAAATTAGCCCATAACAAATACTTTTCTAAAAATAAAACATCAAAAGACGGCTTTTATTCCATCTGTAAAAAATGCCGAAATCGTAAAGGAGGAAATAAAGATGGCTGAAACTGAAAAATTGTTTTGTGATAGATGTAAAAAAACGATGTCTTCTCGTGAATTTTACAAAACAAACAATCTTATCAAGTATCCATCCGGTTGGCTTAATAAATGCAAATATTGTATAACAGCGCATGTAGATAACTGGGACCCCAACACTTATCTTTGGATACTTGAAGAATTAGATGTGCCTTATGTGCCGAAGGAGTGGGATAGCCTTCTTGCCACATTTGGTAAAGACCCAAAGAAGATGACTGGAGTCACTATTATGGGTCGTTACATATCTAAAATGCACTTAAATCAATATAAAGATAAACGCTGGGCCGACACGGAGGTTCTTCGTCGTATTGAAGAAAAAAGAATGCGTGAAGCAATGGCAAAACAAGGATATTCAAGCGCCGAAATAGATGAAGCAGTTGAATCAAATCCTCAATTAAGACCATTAGACGGCACACATTTTGAGGAACCAAAAATTATTACTCATTCACCTATGGACGACCTTGCCAATAAAGTTGCCGTTGCCGCGGAGAGTGCCCCGATTGGTGATGGCTATACCTCGGCAACCTATGATGATTCATCAGACTTCGGCATTGAATTATCTGATGAAGATATTGTATATTACCGAACTAAATGGGGCAAATCTTACAAACCTGATGAATGGGTTCAATTAGAGTCTCTTTACCAAAATATGAAAGACTCATATGATGTTCAAGGAGCAGGGCATGAAGATACTCTCAAACTTGCTTGTAAAACATCACTTAAATCAAATCAACTATTAGATATTGGCGATATAGATAATGCCAAAAAAATGGTTTCAATGTATGACCAATTAATGAAGTCTGGCAATTTCACCGCCGCTCAAAATAAAAAAGAGAAAGGCGAATTTATAGAATCAATTTCAGAACTTGTTGAACTATGCGAACGAGAGGGATTCATCCCCCGTTATTATACCGATGGTCCAAAAGATAGAGTAGATGAAACAATTTTAGATCTTAAAAACTATACTAAATCACTTGTAGTTGAAGAAATGAACCTCGGTAATCTTATTGAAGGAGCAGTTCGGACAATGGTTCAAGAAGAAAATAAAGAAGAAGATGAAGATATTGAAGATGAAGAACTTGACCTTGAAGAAATAGAACAAATAAAAGACGAAGACTATAGCGAATTTGTAGATTTCGTTGAAGATGAATCGGCAAATGATGAAGAAATGATTGCCGAAATCATAAAGAAAGGATTAAATAATTCATGAAGATAGAAGAAATTCTTAGCATCCAAGAGAAAAGAAATCAAAAGATCGGTCTTTCTGAAGAAAGGGTTCGGGCAATCTTGCCGGTTGCCCGCTAGTATGTTGCCTTTTGGAGAGAATATCCCGATATTTTTGTTGATTGGCTTTTGGAGCAAGGTAATCCTCAAGATTTCAAGTTCTATTTTTATCAACGAGTTTTTTTACGAATAGCAATGCGGCACCAATATGTATATGCCGTTTTCCCTCGTGCTTATTCAAAATCTTTTCTTTCAATGATGGTTCTTATGATACGCTGTATTCTTTATCCAAAGTGTAAACTCTTTGTTACTTCTGGAGGTAAAGAGTAGGCAGCGGGTATTATGAAGGAAAAAGTTCAAGAGATATGCACGCTTATTCCTGCATTCAAAAAAGAAATAGATTGGTCGCGTGGTGTTACACTTGAAGGTAAAGATTATTGTAAATATGTTTTTCGTTCTGGCTCATATTTTGACAATATCGTTGCCCGTGAAACATCAAGAGGTAAACGTCGCCACGGTGGTGTTATAGAAGAATGTGCCACTGTTGATGGAACTATTCTTTCAGAAGTTATTATTCCTACAATGAACGTTTCTCGTTTATGTATGGATGGTTCAACTCATCCAGAAGAGCAATTAAATAAATCGCAATTATACATTACTACTGCCGGATGGAAAAATACATTTCCTTATGATAAACTTATTCAGCTTTTGGTTTGGCAAATCATTAAACCTGAAAAGTCTATGGTAATAGGCGGAACTTATAGAATTCCGGTCCTTGTAAAATTGCTTGATAAAAACTTTGTCCGTGATCTAAAAATGGACGGCACGTTCAATGAAGCATCTTTCCAACGTGAATATGAGTCAAAATGGTCTGGTTCAGTAGAAGATGCTTTCTTCAATGAAGAAATAATTACTCGTAATCGTATTTTAAAACAACCTGAATATGAAGCATCAGGTCGTGCTTCTAAGTCATCTTTTTATATACTTTCAATGGATGTTGGCCGAAAAGGTTGCGATTCTGTTGTTTGTGTATTTAAAGTAACTCCATAGCCACAAGGTATATCTACTAAACAATTAGTAAATATTTATACTATATCTGACGCCCATTTTGAAGATTAGGCGATTTTTGTTAAAAAATTATTTTATAAATATAAAGCAAAACGCCTTATAGTTGACGGCAATGGTATGGGTATTGGATTCGTAGATTATTTAGTAAAACCGCAAATTGATCCAGATACAAATGAAGTCTGGCCTGATTTTGGCGTCTATGGCGGCACACAAGATGATGCCGTTGATGAATATAAAAAATATAGAACTGCTAATTGCGAACAAGATGCTCTTTACATAATAAAAGCTAATGCTCCTGTTAATAATGAAGCACATTCAAATGCTCAATCACAACTTTCTTCTGGAAAAGTAAAAATGCTTATTGATGAACGTGTTGCTAAAGTTAAATTAATGGGAACTAAAGTGGGACAAAATATGACCCCAGAAAAAAGGGCAGAATATCTCAAACCGTTTACCCTAACTTCCATATTAAAAGAGGAAATGATGAATCTTCGTGAAGAAAACGAAGGAGTCAATATTATTTTGAAGCGAGCCAATAAGGGAATAAGAAAAGATAAATTTTCAGCCTTTGAATATGGATTATATTATATCAAAATAGAAGAAGATAATAAAAAGAAAAAGAAAAAATTTAATGCCGCAGATTGGGCATTTTTCAATTAAGGAGATATTATGGACGCAAGTAGAGGAGAAATTAAAATTCATGAAATCCTTGAAGCGTCAGGACTTAATTATGAAATGGAATATTCATTCCCTGGATTAAGAAGTTCTAGCGGCAGACCGCTTCGTTTTGATTTTGTAGTATTTGATGATGATCATTTTATTGATTTTATCATTGAATATTAGGGTAAGCAACATTATGAACCAAGTTCAAAATTTGGCGGTAAAAAAGGATTTTATCAACAATAGTATAATGATAGATAGAAAAGAAATTTTTGTAGACAACACGAAATAAAATTAATAGAAATACCGTATACAGATGAAAATTTGATTACATATGATTATATAATGCATTTGGCTGGATATTGT